GGTCAAGGTATTCGAGCCTAAAGCGGAAGATGTAAGACAGACTTCGATTCACCGGCAGGTAGCGGCTAAACTGGCGGTTGAAGCATGGAGCGCGGGTAAGATCGATAAAGAACACCTCAAAGAGTTTGCTACCTACTGGGTACAATACTTTGAAGATGGTAAGTAAATGGAAAAGTTTCTTAGGTCTCCGACTTTTACTCTTATTCTAGGGGTTGGTTTAATTGCAAAACCCATGCCGGGATGGTGGAGTGTATTGAGTCTGCTCTTGGGTGTATGGTATCTTGTTCAATTTGTACAATGGGTGAAAACAAATGACCGAGATTAAAATACATCCCTCGGCAAATATTTGCGGGCAATGTGGTGAGCCTTATTTATTATCTCTAGGAAAGACGTGTAAATGTGAGACATATAAGCTCAAAGCAAAGCGCCAGGTTAAGGGAGTACCAGAAAATAAGGGAAGTACTGTACCGAAAAAACGAGGCAGAAAACCGAGGGCGAAGTGAATGGTCGGGAAAACCACCAAGTTATTCATTCTCATTGGGTGAGTGTGTTTGCGAGAACCATCATATCGAAGGAAGAACCGGCGGCCGACTATGCGACCCGTTTAACCAGATTTTGCTTACCTTCGAGGAGCATCGCGCCGCAGAAAACAATGAGATTACCAAAGAGGAACTACGGGACAAGGTAAGACCAATCCGTATTAGACAAGGTTTTGTGGAATAACACCAGCCCTGTATTTTTTCTAGGCAAAGGGAGGAATAACATGACCGAGCCACAGGACAAACTGCCCGAAATAGTTGCATTAACAGACTGCCAACAGGAGCTGACTCATGCCCTAGCCCAACTAGCTACTATGACAGCGGAGAGGGACGAAGCGAAAGAACATGACGAAAACAAGTGGCAAATCATCAAAGACATGGCAGGTAAGGGGGTTGAACTACAACGGCAGCTATCCGAAGCCCTAGCCGCAAAGGAAGCGGCGGAGAAAGCTTGTGATACCGAAGAGAGATTAGTTGGGACATTGGAGCAGGATTTAGCTTATCAGATCTATGAAAAACAAATGGCTTGGGATGGACTTCAAGCTAACAATGATTTAGTCGGACAAGTCGCAGCTTTGACTCTCAAGGTAGCCGAACTGGAAAAGACCAGCAAGGAACTGAAAGATGTTGCTTTCAGAACTCGGCTATGGCTTTGTTGGAAAAGTTACAGAAGTATGAGCCAGCCCCAGTAAAGGAGACAGAATGAAAAAGTATTGCCTTGAACTTAACGTGTGTTTGGTCTGCCCTAATTACCGCAAACTTGAAAGTCGGGATACTACTATTGATTGGTGCAGAGCTGAAGGAAAGATTATTCCTTTTAGTCTCAGACTTGATACGCCAGAGTGGTGTCCATTACCTGATATAAAGGAGACAAAGAAACCCGTTATGTTTGACGGTCAGCGAACCTGTGATATTTGCGGAGGGCGTTTCCCAATAGGGCAGCATGATTTTGGGCATTACGCCCCAGTAAAGGAGACAGAATGAAATACGAATTTACAGCCGAAGAGGAAAAGGACTTCTGGAATCCGATAATCCGCAACTCTGATGGTAGTCTCAATGAAGAACAAATAATGAAAGAACTCTACGACTGCCACTTGATGATGCACATTTCCTCAACGGTCTTTTGTGAAATCACAGGCAATAAGGTTAGCAAACCGAACACCCTGCCCGGAGTAATTCTTCAATTTGCTGAAGAAGAAGAAGCCAAACGCCAATCCGAAGCCCTTGCTGAACAAAAACAGGAGTTCACAGACCAGATAAAGCAGAAGTTGGAAGCCGAGAACTGTGGGGTTAGGATTGGCGGTAAATACAGAAGAGAAGTGCTGGATGAACTTCTAAAGGAGATGGAATATATGAAGTTAATGCTTACAGAAAGAAGATTTATTCGTATTGGCCTGAATGCCCATGACTCCCAGTCGGACTGTTTTGATAATGGGAAAAGAACACAACTTGCCGCCGACCAAAAGGCTGTAGACTCCATCATAGAGAAGATAAAACCATTTCTGAGACATAAGTTCAAGTGTAGGTCTGAGTATGTAGGGGAGAAATGCACGTGTGGTCTCGGTGAACTTCTAAAGGAATTGGAGGGCTAACCGATGTATAGGCAAGAACAAAAACTTAAAGTAATCAGAACGCGCCATGTAATTACAACTTATAGAGGTATGACTGCCAAAACTCTAAAAGAGGAGTTAAATAAAATACCTGATGATGCGATTATGTTGGGGTTTGAAGATACAGATGAGGCCAATGCTGATTTGTGCCTACGTTTCCAAAAAGAAGAGGAGCTAACCGATGGCTGAAACAATTTGGCTATGGTCTTCGCCGTGGTCTACAGCCAGTAGTATAGTCGAAATCATTTGTAAATGGGGGCATTGCTGGCACGAGACAACAGCCGTTGGGCATTTTAAGTGCTGCCATTGCGGAAAAGAGGCTAACCGATGACTGACAGGCTATTAACAGAACAGGAACCCAACTACAAAACTATTCTACATTATCACTATGGCACGGGGGGTGAGACTCTTAAAAAAGATAAGTGTTGCGCTTGTGCCTACGATGCTGGCCGTGCCGCCTGTAATCAGGAATGGCAGGAGAAAATCAAAGCAAGGCGCGATGAGCTTGAGACATTGCCTGTAACTGATATGGTCGGAGATGGTTTTGTAAGAATGGGTGAAATAAAGGCATTAAATGAGTTTTTGGAGGCTTTGAAATGATTTATCAAGACGCGTCACAAGCAAACATTTATTGGTGTATTGGTAAATTGCCAGAACCCCGACTGGTAGTGACAACAAGTAAAGACTACTGGATAATATATGTTCCTGTAAGAATTGTAGCAGGATAGGAGGCTATATGACTGACCTAAGAACAGAAGTTGCCGAGGCATTATTTAATCAGCACGTTTTTGAATTAGCCGAAATGGGGCAGCCATTGCCCGTTAAACATCAAGACTATTATCTCATGCGTGCCGACCAATTCATAGCCCTTATCAATAAAAGGTGGGCGGACTGGATAGAAGCGTGCGGGTTGGAAATGGTTAAGCAATTTAATCAAGACCAAACAGACTTTTGTGATGGCCTAGTGCCTACCGAAGATGCTGATTGGGGTAACGAGTACCATGACCATATCCCTGTTTCTGACGACCCCAACCGCTTCAGCCCAATGAGTAAACCGTGAACATTTTTGTATTCGCGTATTTTACGTTTGCTGTTAGCTTCATGGCAAACTACATCGGTAACCATTTTTTCGCCCGTCAGAACAAAACAATTTCTCTCTATGATTTTATACTGTTTTTAGGAGCATCGTTGATATGGCCTATTATTGTGATATTTTCGCTGACAATTTGGAAGCGTTAGCCCAATGAGTAAGGAGGGAGTAAATGAGAAAGCTACACCCTAAAACGGTCTATGAAGTAATAACCGCCTGTAAAGATTGCGGCTATATGTCGCTGTACTTGCGCGACTTGCCGGACGATATGATGCGGTATTGCGCTTTACAGGATAGTTGCCCCGATATTATTGAACCAAATGACATACTGCCCGATTGCCCGTTAAAAGATGCTTTAGATGAGTAAGGAGGGATAGAATGAGCAAAGTCAACCAGCGTAAAAGATTTGTTAGTTGGATTAAAACAGTCCCATTTAAGGGGAACCCATACGTATCATGGGGCGGAGGCAAGAACGACACACTAACCCTTGATGGTGAGTTTTCAATATATGAACTTTGGGGGCTAATGAAGCATATTGCCAAACTGACCGGTTTAATGAAAGATGTCACTTTCCGTTTAGATTTTGGTGGCTTTTATACTTATGAGACAAGTGTAAAGTTCCTCGAAGACGGCGATATTGTGGCTATCCAATTCCCCAACGCTCACCTTGATAAAGGCGGGTTGAGCGTCGAGATTCCACTAAAGATAGAGGTCGAATGAAACTAAACTTATTTGATCTGTTATGCCTTGCTATCATGTGGGCTTCAACTGTAACTATGGCTATAGTTATTCTAGGCACATGGTTTTTAGGAGTGGAACAGGCTACCCTTTGGTTTAATAAGTTCCACGAGCAAGCCGTAGAAACCATTATGTTCCCTCTTGGTGCAATCGGGGGTGTTTTCCTAGCCTATAAGATGATAAGGCGCAGGAAAGAAGAACCTATGAGAACCTACAAATCCTAATGCCACGCCTCGTTAAGGTCTAAAGCTTGCGATCTTAGTCGCTTCATCTTATTTACATCACACGCTTGCCCTGTCAACTGGGGACACCTCGCCTTACCGTAGTGAACACACTTATCATTCAGCCTGTGCCAGTGACAGCGTAGCTTCTTATCGCAGTCGAATACTTCACAGAACTCCTGGTCGCCACATTCATTCATTGTTTTCCTTTAACAAGTAACACTAAAATAACTCCGTTCATTAAAATAGACACTCCGTTGCTGATGGTGAAAATCAGATCGTTAATAATTAAGGCATGGATAAAGTAGCAGATGACGCCCAGTTCGACAGCTAGATAAGTCCCAATCGCCACGTCCCGTCCGGTACCTGTCTTTAAGAGTTTACGGAGTTGGAATAGAGGCGCGGTCAGAAGAACCACAAAGCCTAACCAGCCGGGGTCTATCACGACTGGACACTCACGAAGTCATGGTCGGGCACGATAGTAAATACTGGGCTGCCAATGGCGCTAGGCGGGAAGGTCTTTTGCTCGCCGTAACTAGGTGGTACGTCCTGAGTGTAGGTGCTAAACCAACATCCGGTCATTGCGCCTATCTTATCTCTGGATACAATACGCCCCGCGTCGTTGACTGCCAGTGTAGGTACGGAAGCATTAATATTAGCGTGTGTATGAGCATGGAGGAATATTCGAGCGTCAAAGGAGTTCATCCATCTTTCAAGCCTAATTAACTTTGCGCTGTCGGTGATCGCGCCGCCAGAACCATGCGTGGCTACTACGCGATAGACGTAGCGATTACTGCCACGGGCGAACGCTAAATCTATAAAGGCTGAGTATTGTAAGTTCTGAACTCCCAATCTGTCGCAGACGTGTTCATGCACCTTGCCGTCGTTATGCTGGGCATAAGTTATTTCATGGTTTCCTTTTAGCAATCCGATACACTGGGTCTTAATGGGGCTTAATAGCTTTTCGATGCGTTGTTCCAGACTGTATCCGATGTCCCCCTTGTCAACCCACGGAGCGATAACGTCTGCATCCCACCGCTTGTCTTTAGGTGCGATGTATTCCCCCAGGTCGCCCATACCTATCCAGCGGGCGTATTTATCCTCTTGAATCTTTTTGACCTTCGCTTTGAAATGTTCCTCGCAACAATGGACTGTTCCTGAATGTAAATCCCCTAGACCGTGAAGATGGTACTCCGTTGACCTATGACACTTGAGGTCGAAATCGTAACGGATAACTTCCAATAATGCCTCCTATACTATTAAAGCGGTCACAAGCCCGATGAGGGCTACCACACCGCCAACCACAATCCCGTCTAAATATTTACGTTGCTTTTCCCCCTCCTTTTTAGCTGTGTCTGCTTTAGCTTCGGTCTTTACAAGATCGCATTGAGTCCGTGACATAGCAGTTGTTAAAGTTGTGGTGCAACTCTCAACCTTAACCATACTCTCGTGTAGGGCGTTTACTCTTGTAATGAGTATCTGCTGTCCGATGTGTATTTCCTCTAGTTTATCGTACATCTCCGTGTCCATAGTATCCCGTTGTTCCATCGTGTAAAAGCCTTTAGGTTTTGTGGGCATGGCGCAACCTTTCTAACTGGCGCTGGGCGTCCAGTATTTCTACGGCTAGACAGTCTAACTGAGGATGGCATAATCTTATGACCTTGTGATTAACCTTTGTGGCAAGCGGGTCGCGCACGAAGTTCTCTACTACCTCATGAAGTAAGATTACGTCTTGCTCTTCCTTAGTACGGTTAGAGTCCACATATACACAGTAGCCGTCACCATAACCACCGCCACAGGGAACGTGAGACAGGTCGGACAAAATAACTTTCACCATTATGGGTTAGGCGTCCAGCCGTGTTCCTGGATGGAGTCGATGATATGAGGGATAAACCATGAAGCGAACAACAAGCCGAAACCACCTACTAACTTATGGAACCAATCGCCGGTTAGAATCCAATGCCAGCCAATCCCTCCGGCCAGAAGGAAGGTAAACCAGAAAGGGTAAGGTAGATTCTCTTCCATGCGGCAGAATTGAAAAGTAAAAGGCTCACGCCGTTGAAGCAGAAAATACCATACCCACTTATAGGCTTTGGCGATAAATTTTTTCATAGCTCTATCCTTATAAATACGGAATGTCCCTTGCGGTATTCGTCATAAAACCACTTCAGGATGATAAGATAAAAAGGAATACAAAGCGGGCATGGGCACATTACTTTCTATTTAACCCTTTTGCCCATTTTATCCCTTAGACTTTTCATACGGGTGCTGATTTGCTCTTTTGTCGCCTTCTTTTTGACAGCTGGTTTGGGGTATGGTTTCATTCCCGGAAGTTTTCTTGGCATGATAATTCTCCTTCTATTTTTGTTGCCCTCTTTCAGGGTGGCGTTCACGGAGTTCCTCGATAGTCAAGACTTGGGATTCTTTTTGGTTCTTTTCCTCCCTATATCCCTCACTAGTGAGCAGTGTACGGCGAAAGGCTTCACCCAGGATGTATTTCTGTTTGTCTCCCAATCCGATTTGATTAGCCTTATTTTCGATTCTAATGATTTGGCGCTCTCCTAGTTTTCGTTTGCGTATTAGATTCGACGCCCAGGATGGTTTAATTTTTCCGCTTCGATTACACCCCCCCACCCTTAGAATGTCCCATTTGGTTATCACAGAACAACCTCTTCAAACATCAGGTCATAGAAGTAATGGGGGTTCTTCCCGGCGGTCAGGTCGACGGTGTGCTTCTTGGAATACAGTAATGAGACGTTCTTGGAAGTGCTGTCTATATCATACATAGTGTTCGGCCAGACCTTATTGGTGGCTTCCTCGACGACTTCACGAATCGACCGTTCGCTCTCGCCCTTTGTCCCGTTTTTGGAAAGCACCTCGTCGCCGACTTCGATGACACAGGTAATGATTTTCCTCTTGTTAGGTCTCCACACTCCCCGGCAGTCGTAGTTAATCAACTTCGGAGTCGTCGTTGTAGCGTTAGTCACAATGGTAAACCGGAAGCGTATCATCGTGCCGACCGCCGATGAAGTCAGGTATTTCGTGGACACCGGGGACACGGTGTAGTTGCCGATATTCGTCCATGTACCCGTTAGCGAAGTGAAATAAGTCTGGTATTCCACCTTGATATAGTTGTTGGCGTCACATCCCTGAGTCGTTAGAGTTAGTTTATGGTAGGCTTTGGAGTCGGCCTTCAGGTTATTATGCAGCCACGGGGTGACGAAATAGCCCCCGGTCAGGAAAGCGTAATCGGTGTCCGAGGTGATGTCTCCGTATTTCGTGGTCAGGGGAATATAGTAAACAGAGTCAGACGAAGAGGTTGAGGTGATCCATAGTCTTTTCTTATAGATGTTTGAAACATAGGCGAACTCTGCCCCGGATAAAGTGATTTCCTGAATCGGATGCCATGCCCACACTGTTTGATTGGATACTTCCCGGTACTGCCCAGCCATAATCTCAATCTTTGTGTCGTTGTCCACGCAGGCAAACAAATACTCTTCGTCTGCCGCCAGAGCTTGAATCGAGCCGGAGAACGTCGCCAGATTAGTAGCGAAGGTTGACGGAGAGAGGAATGTCACCAGACCCGAATCATATTCGACTAAAGAGTTAGTGCCAGCGGGGACGTATAAGTTATTGTGCCACGCCAGCATATTTTTGCATTGGGTCGATGTCTTGATAGAGACTATGTCCTTGATTAGCAATAAATCATTATCCGATGTGTCTAAGTACCAGGCGGTGTCTTCCTTACCGATGTAAATGACATACGCCCCTGAAACAAGGTCGGTCTCCAAAGAGGTAATATCCTTAGTTGTATCCCCCACCGTCATTAAAGCCGACCAGGCTGTACCGCCGTTGGCAGGATTGGTTGTTCTTTTGAGTCTGTTAGGCAAGGCGGCCTTATACATCGTGCCGCCCAAGTTCCTGAAATACCGCGCCGATTGGTCGTCTAAAGCTGTCATCAGGGTTGTTCTGGTTAATGTCCCTAACGTATCGATGTAACAGTACGGAGCTTCGCCGCAACCGATATAAAGCCGATCATCAACGAACGGTTCCATATCCGTAATCGTGGCTGAGGCATCTGCGACTGAAGTGAATCCGCTTCCGGAGCCATTCAATTTATAAATAGCGGAACCGAAGGCGAAATAAAGTTCATCATTGAATTCTTGTATGCAAGTAGGTGATGTCAGAGAAGGAGTAAAGGCTGTTACTGCGTCAAAATAAACAGCGGCATCACCCGATGAACGCACGTTTCTTAGGATAATCCTCAACCTGGTGGCAGCCGCATCCAATGTGCGGGTGGCAGATATGTAATACCAGGTGTCGTTACCGGCGATGGGATAGGGTGTGGCGGTGGTCGTCCCTATGCCGTCGTCTATTAAAATTGACGGCGGGTTGGTGCCTACAGCAACCGCACGAACCCAACCACAAACACCCACCAGTTTGTTTCTGAAAGTGGTTGACCATGTTGCCATGTCCTGATAGATTTCAGAAGTGGCACCGGCGGTTGTAATTTTAGCCGAGTAAGTCCCTTGCAACACAACGGATGATTCACGGTTTAAAGCCCCGCCTGCCAGATTCTTTGTCCAGTTGGTCAGAGTGGTGGCGTCACTCCATATTTCCAGATTCCCGTCTGTTAAAGTTAAAGGCGCATAAGCCGTTGCCGGTAGGGCGATCGAGTAGCTTTTTGGCCCCGCTATCGCCATGTTTTTGAATCTACAGTCCGCGCCTACTGAGGAATAATATCTCTTATCTGACGTGCCTGTCCTGTCGGCGAATTCCAGCCCGAATCCCGCTTCTTGATTGTCCCCGATGAAAGCCAGTTCCTTTTCGGGAGGCAGGAAGGCATAGTCCGCCCGTTCGGTGAAGTACTGCATCGCCAGAGTGGGGTCGTCGTAACGTTCGTACCGCTTGACCCCGTTCTTGTCTTTAGCCAGCATGAGGCCGATTTCGGTTGTGCCGTCGGTTCTTACCAGGGAAATATCGTAGGACATTCCACCTTTCATGCCAGACTCCTGTATTTCATAGTCCCGGAAGGAATCGCCATTCCCAGTCTCGGTAACAATTCGTAGTATTTATTGCGGAATTTAGCGGCCTCGCGTTCGTATTTCTCTACTGAATCTCCAATGGGAGCACCAGCTAACTTCTCGTATTGAATGGCCGCCGCTAATGTTACAAGAAGATTAACCTCTTCGCTGTCGTTGGGAATGGTTGAAGCCCCGGAACTTAAAGTATCAAACGGTTTGACCCCGACCAGGCGGAGGCGGAACTTGCTGTAGACAGAGTCGGAGAATCTCAGGTATTTGTCCGTACCGTCGTCTGAAACTGTCCAGCCGTAGAGATAATCAAAGGTAAAGTGTTCGGAGATGTCGTCGCATGGGTCGGTAGAATAACCTCTCGATACTTGCCGTTCGACCCGGCAAACTTTCTTGAAGTCCAGGGGAAGCAGGTACCCCTGGGGTTTCAAAGACGAGATAACTCTTGCGTCGTCGAAGTAAACATATTTCGCATTGGTCGTCACGCCGAACTTGAAATAAACCGTCCGTAGATTGTCATTAAGAGTTTGTGAAAGGAGCGAGAGTTGCGTCCACTTGCCCGCACTACACAGAGTTGTTGAAGTGAGAGTCTGGGTTGTCCCGTCTGAGTCCTCGGTCACTATCTGAATAAAGGCATCGTTAGCTTCTTCGGGATAGGCCCAGACTTTGAAATCAACGGTCGAACCCCCCAAGTCCAGCAGAGCCGGATAATCTTGGGAGTGGACATATATTCCACCGTTGCCAGCAGAAGCTGTGACCTTGACGCTTGATACACCCCCCCTGTGAAGTCCGGCGGTAGTTGTCTGCACAGCGGCAGAAGTAACCAATGTATATTTGTCGGGCACAGTGGTTAAAGTCCAGTCCTCGAAGTGGGCGTTAGGCAGCCAATTCCCTGTTATAAGCTCTCTGGTGTCCAGCCGTTCGTGTAAAGCCGGATAGACTTCGCCTATGGCGGTGTTAAGAGAGTCAAGCCGGTCGTCCCAGTTTGTCCTTGTTAAACGGAAAGTCGCCAGGTTCGCCGCATCGGTTGACAGGGCAGCACCGAAAACGGTTAATGTCCCGGTAGCCGAGACGTAATCCGAGACTTGGCGATAGACTCCAGTGTTGGCTTTGTCTTCGATATAGACCCAGAAGTTATTGAAAAAGCCGTCCCGGTTATGGTCGTAATTCCTTAGGGTTGTCGAGACAATAACGTTAGTGGCGGCGATGGCGGTGGTGCAGGTAGCCTGTATCCAGTCGCCCATTATTCTGCATAATTTAGCATCGAGCGCAAGTGCGGTGGTGGTCATATCATTCTCCTAAATCGGGCAACTTACCCTGAAGTAACATTCCCAGGTATTCCCCCCGGACGTGAATTGGACTTCTATCCTGTAAGTATGGCGTTTGGTTAACGCCCTCAGAAGAGACAGTGTGATTACATCTCCATTGACTGAAGGGCTGTTGACTGGGAAAACAGTCGAAGTGACGACTGAGTTATCCACCTCATCGTAAGCCACAGCAGCTGGAGAACCCGGAGTCGATGCCCAGTTAGTAGTCGTGATTGAATAAGCTATCTGTTCGTCCGATGTTTGATATTGAATACCTTCAGCGACTTCTAGTATCATAATTCCTCCTTATCCTGTGCTTCGCATGACAACCCCGGTAGCCGGGATATAATAAAGCTTCCCGGCGCTATTGGGATTAGCTGCTGGTAAAGCCGACATATCGAGCGCGTCATAAGTGATAGACAACCCGGCGGAAATATGGTCGTGGTCTGTCAGGGAGAAGATAGGCACCACGCCTTTAACCAGGGCTTGCAACAGAGATGACTTTGCGACGATAGTATCCGCGATCCTGCCGCCCGCGGCGGTGTATTCCATGATGATAAAACCCAGTTGGCATAACTCTAAAGAATTAAGTTCACCCGTGGCGTACTGGTAGCTGCCCGAATAGATATTATTGATGACTGCCGCCAGATTATCTTCGGCGTTACTATCCATAATTGAGAAATAGATTGGGATGGAAGATTCGATGTCGTCTTTGGAAACATAAATCGGGTAGGCACAGAAAACCTCGTTGACCCCGTTTAATATAGTTGGTGTCCCACCGGCGTTATAGTACATCGGGAGTTGGGTAGACTGTGAATACAGGGCGTATTTCCCCGCCGCGTTGATATACATGTTGTTAAGAGTAATCCCTGCGCCTGCGGAGTCGGGAACAGTCGTGGACAACCCATGATCGTCCATTGTATCCGCGCCGGTGACTTTGACCTGCCTATGAGTCGGGTCGCTGCCGTCCCCTGAAGCTACCGGAGCAATTGTCGCCCCGGTACCCCGGATGATGGTGTTGAGATTCATGTGGAGATAACCGGAAATCCTGGGCTGGAAATCATAGACATGGTTCTCTTTGACAACGATGTAATTAGTGCCGTCTGTCCAGACTTCAAACAAGACAATTCGATTATGGTCGAAGGCGGTTGCCCCTGACGTAGTGCTGCCGATTAAACCCGAAGAATCGATGTATACCCAAGTCGTCGCCCATGCGGTCAGGGCGGAGGTCTGCTGCCCTGCCACCCAGTCAACCCTGACAGATTTAACATAGCCGTAACCGGCACGGTCAATTTGAAAATTACCACCCGTAATAGTATAAGTATCCGCGTCAGCGCCGGAAGTCCAGTCCGCGAAGCCGGTTGTAGCCTCATCGTCGTCTATGACATGAGCGGCGTTCCAATCCGAAGGGCGGGTGACAGAGGCGTCTCCGCCGTCCGGTTGCAGGTTTGTGAAAGCGTGTTTGATCATTCTAATCTCTCCTGCCTGGGGTGAGGTTGATACTCCGGGGATTGGTATGTAATGAGGTGGGCCGCCTTTCCAGGTTGAAAATAATAGGTCTGGCGGGTAGATTAAGCTGGACTATTTTCTGTCCCAGAATGAAAGCTTTAATACGCGGCCAGAGGGTCAGACGAATCCACCTTGTTATTCCAACGGCATACCAGGGGAATTCAGAGACTTGAACGGTCTCCGCTATCCGGTGAAGTAATCTCCGCGCTTTTTGGTAAGTCTCAGATGATTGGATGGTTTCATTTACACGGTAGAACAAACCCCGTATTCTTCGCACCCCTTCGGCGAGGTCGAGGTTCTCGGCGATAATCTGCAACCGGCCACGCAGACGGCTAATCGTTTCGTCGATTTGAACGTTCTCGGCTATATAAAAGAGCCTCCCGCGTATCCGTTGTACAAACTCTTCTATCTGGATAGACTCGGCTATATGGTAAAGGAGATTGCGGACTTTGTGGTAAGCCTCGTCTATTTGTATTGTCTCGGCGATAACTTGTAAACGGCGTCTGCCCCATAATACGATTTCGCTTGTCTGGATGGTTTCCGCAACGATTTGCAATATATGTCTGATACGAGATAAGGACTCGGAGATTTGCAGGGTTTCGTTAATCGTCTGGAGGCGGCCCCTGACCCATACAACACCCTTGGCGATTTGGAAGCCTTGAAAACCTGAGGGTTGAAACGCCACTTCGGGTTCGTCAATATAAACAGTTTCGTTCTGGACTCTACGGAAACCCATTGCCTTTTGAATCGCATGAGCGATTTGAAGCGTCTCATTGACGATTTTAATGATAGCCCCACTGATAACACCCCTCAACGCGGTTTCGGCTATCTGGATAGTCTCGTTGATCTGATGCACGAAGTTCCGCACCATCTGGTAGGACTCCGGAGTCTGGATGGTCTCCCCGATGGTATGAAGTAATCTCTGTGCCTTTTGATAAGTCTCGGATGACTGGATGGTATCAGCGATGTTCCTGATTAAGCCCCTTCTGGGCTGGGCGGACTCTGTGACCTCTACGAACTCATTAGAGAAATTCCTTAACCCGCGGGCTTTCTGTAAGGACTCAGAGAATTGAACAGTTTCATCCGAAGTCTTCGTAAGCCCCAAAGCCTTTTGAATTGAGTGGGCGATTTGAAGCGTCTCGCTCGAGGACTTGATAAACCCCAGAGATTTTAGATCAGATTCAATCGCCTGAATAGTCTCGTTGATGACTTTAATAATTTCCCCGATGACGGCGGCAACCAGTGCATATGTCCGGCTCTCGGTTAATTGGAGGGAGTCTGAGATAACCTGAATGAACCGGCGGGCTTTCTGCAACCCTTCGGAGAATTGAAGGGTCTCTGAAATAGTCTGTAAGAGGTTGCGGGCTTTCGGTGCAGTTTCCGTAATCTGTACGGTTTCGTTGCTTTCCTTGCGAAACTTTAACGCCTTCTGGATCGAATGAACTATCTGGATAGTTTCGTTGACAATATAAGCCAGCGCCGCTCCGGTGAATATGTTCTTGACAACAGCTTCGGCTAGTTCAATGGTCTCGGCAACAATCTTGGTAAAACTTTTCCGGTGCCGGATCGTTTCAGTTGTCTGTTCAGTTTCGGCGATATGCTTATAGGAAGTCCGCGCCCGTTGGAGGGCTTCTTGAAGATTAACTGTTTCATTGGAGAATTTAATCCAGGATTGAGCACCAGTCGCCGATGGTTTGAAGTAGCCGGTGAGATAGAAACCTGAGTACGCATGCTCTGATACATAATATTTGATGATGCCTGTGGCATTGGACTTGACGTTCATGCTGAAGCCGGTGAACTCGGTATTGTCTCCTCCTACACCTTCGGCCTCATGTTCCACCAAATATCTGTTAGTGGTAGTGTCGTCGCCGTCCCTAACGCCCATTGTGAAACCTGGTACTGCAGCGTCACCATGAGTCAGAAGCATATCCACCATTCGACCATCTTGGTCTAGGAAGGCAGAAATATCTAACGACTGCCAATAAAGAGATACAGATTCGCCTATATCCTGCCACTTCTCCACGAAGTCCATTGCGGAGTCGAAGTAGCCAAAATCTATATGCTGAGTAAATCCTGAAGTGATATATGTTGTGTAAACTTCTATGAGACTAGAAGCGTCGGCCTTAACAAACATATCTAAGCAAGAATAACCGCCCGCTTCAGGTTCGTGGACTACTATCTTTCGCTCAAGAGAAGAACCATTTGCCCTACAACCCATTGTGTTCGCGGTATCACCTTGACCATTCAAAAGAACAATATGATGAACTAAACTCGCGCCCGCGTTTAGAGTTTCGTCAACCCAACCCCCGGCACTATCAGCAACTTCCATCGTAGATGTTTCAGTAAATGTTACATTTGTCCAGTATCCAGACAGGTAGAAATAGTCAGCATCGGAAACGTCAGAGTGATAACACTCGATAATTCCGTTAGCGTCAGACTGGACGAACATTCTGCAATGGGTCTGACCACCGCCCTCAGCTTCGTGAAGGGTTACAGTTCTACCAAGCGCACTCCCGTTAGCCCTGACACCTAAAGTATTTTCAACACCTGTCTCCCCATTGGACAGAACAATAGACAGCACTACATTATCCGCCCCTGCTACTGTCGAAGTATCATAATCTCCCCATACTCCATCAGACCCGCCCCATGCTGTGCTTTGCCATGAGGCCATCTTCTGAGTATAGGCAGGGTCAACACCGGTAGAGTGCTGAATTGGATATTTAGTTGAACCCTTCTCAATAAACGCTTTGGGCAGCTTGAACTTGAGTTGCCCGTTCTCTAGCTTAATATCCTCAATCCTGGCCCTGTTACCTCTCGCATCAACCAGTTCCCTTCTCGGTATATCAAGATGGTCTCGGCTGATAGACACCCAGTTGATGTCCCCGCCATTGTTCTTGTTCTTGCCCATGAAGTGAGTGTCTTTGTTGGTCTCAATAGCCTGACCACGGATGGAGTGAACTTCATGCTCCGGCCGTGTCCTTAGAACAATCAGGCCATCGGGCGTCTTAATCTCTGTGGGCGTCCTGACGAATATACCAGTTCCGTTATCATGCCCGTAGAGTGAGTTTCCCGCATGGTTGTCGTAGAGGTCAGCATACCAGTCCTCGTAACACTTCTCTTGGCTGTATTCCTCATCCAGCCCTAACACTCGCTCCATCGTGAGGCCGCTGGTATTGAAGTCAAGGGCTTGCCAATACTCCCCATTAACGTCAGGTGTTGGCTTGGAGTTGAGGATAACGTTCATCTCCGCCCTGCCATCAGGAGCGTCGTCATCAGGGTCATGGGCTGAGAACTCTACCGACTGTGCTCCGTAGGGTATGCGGATAGTCCGAGCCTGTAGGTCGATAGAAGGCAAGCCGGTAGGAATACCTGCAAGTTTAAGCTCAAACCATGAGCCTCGGTTGCGAAGGTATTTTAGTCTGCCTTTTAACAGGCCGAGGCCATCGCCTAGTTCGATAGCGTCTCGGCCTGTCGTTAGCCTGTAGAGGGCGTCAGAAATGCGTTCTAGCATTTACACGCCCAATAGTGTGTGGTTTATGAACAGTTCCAGTGTGTCCGAGGTTGTTTTGTCGAATGTAGTGCCGAAGTCCCAATGGCACAAGGCCGCCGTGGGATTGGTAGCGGAGTCTACGATAGCACCCTCGTTGATTTTGGTGGCCGATCCCTGAGAGGCATACCAGTAGTAGTACCAGGTTACGCAGTCTGTCGTCGCCCCTGAGTTGGAGGCCTCGGTATCATTGGTCTGAGGATAGGGGTAGGTGGAGGTGGAACTCAGCCGGTTGTAGTAGCCGACACCCGCGGCGGTACACTTGGTATTTACGTCGGTATCACCCTTATCACCACCACCTGTAGTGCCATAACCTAACCGGACACCGGCGGTAGCCGAGGCGAAGTTCTTGGGGACGGTCTTTGTTGTTGCTTTGGTGGCATAAAACGTATCGCCGCCGTCGGTGACGATATTCTTACCCACAAACTCCAACTCGATTCCCAACGGAACCCATTTGCCGTCCTTCCAGTCTCCTTTGATAAGACGGGCGACGACATTGCCTGATAGATTCATGTTTTCTTTCATATTTTACCTCTTAATTTATCCAAGATTAACCAAAAACCCTTCACTTGATTTGACCTGTGGAGGCGTGTTCTCTGGAACTTTATCCCCAGGAAGGAGCCAGCCCTCCGGAGGCGAACCACAACTTGTTCCGATGTTCGCGCATTGTCTCTGACCATAAACTGCACCGTCCCATCCGATTATTACCGAGCCGCCTTCGGCGAATTTGGTGTGATCAAAATCCTTAGTCCCGTAGGGCGCGTAGGTAACGGTCTTGCACAACACCGAAAACTCTGTATTTTCGACGATTACACCCAGACCACGCGCGTAACCTATCCAGTACTCAATACCTCCTTTTTCCAGCGCATATTCACCTGTATCCCTCATGTCGCAACCGTATAAACGAAGTTTGAAAGGGTACTTCAGGACGACCTTGCCCTTTCTTTTATAGGTTGACTGGTCGAGAGCATAGGCGATCATGTAACACAGCGTATTGGAAAAATAATCACACCCAAACTTTTCGGAAATGCGCTGAAGAGGGTATAATTTAGATTTGAGTTCCGGGACTTTATGGATATTGATGATTTCTATACCGGCGTCGGCCAACTGATTGAAGTCATCCCACCAGAAGGTTAATAATTTCTGCCCATTAACCACCTTAGTCACTTGTCCATGAGCCAGGAAGATTTTATTAATATGGCCTTTTAATCTGGCAATTTGATAATACCCGGTATTAACCGACCAGACTTCGGCGTCGAAGGGACATTCAGCACGAGACGGCCCCATTGCCAGAATTATTAACTCACGCATTTAAAAATACTTCCTTTTGAAGCCGTTTTCGGAGCGTTTCTTCCAGTCGTTAAACTCTTTCAAAGCCCCACCAACGTGTTCTTTGGAATAAGTCCGCCTGGGTTTCTCTGGTTTATTGCGGGCTTGTTCCCGTGTTTTATAAATCGTGCCTTCGGCCAGGTAATCCATGTAGGATTTGTCTTTTGCTTCATCAACAGTACAAGCAATCAAGACTTCCTGACCGTCCACATTTAGTTTCTTAACAGGCATCGTTTCATAACCTCCAACCAATTATCGCAATCGCTAAGGGTCGCTGGGGGGCGAAATATATCCGTAACGATTAATTCTTTCTCCCACATTCTTTCAGCCACGGGACAAATTGGTTCATTTATCCCAAACACAGGAAGGTGATAAAGTGGTCTAACATATGGGCCAAAATAAACACCAACGTCCTTTAATTTTTGTAAAACCTCAGTTTTATTATATTTATCAGGGTCGAGTTTAATAGCATACGTATAAAAAACTGCTTTGCATCCAGTTTGCACAATGGGGGGAGTGACACCCTCTATCCCGTCTAAATGCCTGCTCATGTAAGATGTTAATTGAATACGGTGGTCGTTCATCACGTCTAACCGTTTGAACTGAGAGAGAGCTAAAGAAGCGGTGTACTCGGTCATTCGGTAGTTATAACCGACGATTTTTAATTCAGGGTCAGAGACCTCACCGTGGTTCCTTACGGCACGAGCTACACGGGCAATCCAGTCGTTATTGGTAATCAGCATCCCGCCTTCGCCCGTTGATACCGTCTTCGATTGATTGAAAGAGAATATCCCACAGTCCCCTATAGTTCCGACTTTCCTACCGTGGTATTCTGCGCCTATAGCTTGGGCGCAATCCTCAATGACTAGCATCCCGTGTTTGTTGGCAAAGGCTTTTATTGAATCCATCTCGGCAGGATGCCCCATTAAATGAACCGGGATAATGACGTTGTGGTTGTCGTACATATGAGGCGAGTTATGAACTCTCGTCTCTGTGTTCATACAGAATGTGTCGGGGTCGATGTCGCACCACTCTACTTCACCTTGCGCCTGAAGAACACACGAAGCCGAAGCCACGAAAGTAAACGGTGTGCAGGCCGCAACCTCCACGTCACAGGCTGTACAAGCGGCGTGGAGGGCTGCTGTAGCTGAGTTGAATGATACCGCCCACTTGACCTTGAAATAGTCCCTGAAAGCGGCTTCTAGTGATTGTACTCTAGGCCCGCCGTCCTGACCCGTAGGACAACCTCGGAATCCTGATAGGTTCCCACTCCTGAGAACCTCGTTTACTTCGTGGATGTCGGCATCTTCAATTATCGGGTGTTTCATAGTCCCTTTCCATCTCCAAAACTACACGTAGAGTTTCGCGTGCTTCCTCGCCTGGGGAATAAAGTGGTGTCCCAGTATCCAAAGCCCAGATAATATCTTCAAGCATCTTGGGCAACATCATTTCTTGCGAGTGTTCAACTTCAAGGCGGAACATCGGCTCTTGGGAATCAATGTATTCTATATCCACAATCTGACCGCTCTTAAATATGATACAGTCCTTGAACGCGGCGTGGACTTCCCCGAAGTATTGTCTTAGAAGATCGACCGCGTGAGTCCCTGTATTAAGCCAGCCTCTTGAAAAAGTAAACTTGGGCTTAGTGGCGCGGCGCTGATGATTGACCTGTAGTAGAACGTTGTAATGCCTGCAGACTCTAATAATCTCATCGGCGTCTTCCAGTGTCTCAGCGATGGGTTTTTCTAACCAGATTGCTTTGACATAAGGCGCAGACGCTACCACTAAAGCCCTGTGGGTTGAAGGCGGAGTACAGATTGAAAGGATGTCTACGGGCCAGCGTTGAACAAATGTTAATCCGTCGTCGCTAAAATAACCTATTCTTTTAACCACGGAGATTTTACGCTGGTCCAGGTCGCATAGCGCGTCCAGTTTGATCCTCGGATTATTAAGGTAGGCGTTTAGATGGGAATCCAGGAACTCCGCGCCGATTCTACCCAGTCCAATAAGCCCCGCAGTATACTTTGAGTTCTCCCCCGAAAGACTTCTTGAAATTGGCAATGTCTCGGTTATTGCAACCAACTAAATCCCCCTCTCTTTCATCTTTAATCGCGTTCCATAAAAGATAACTTGAAGTCCCTGTGCCGTCGCTTGCCCCTATGATATAGTACGATCTCTTTTCGTCTCGAATGATAACCACTGCCGCGCCGTCGCAGGTGTAGATTGTTCCCATGTCGCAGACTTTCTTCAGGAAAGCCGAGTCGATTGGTCTTTGAAGTCCTTTACGTTCAAAGGTAAGACTGTAAAGAGCGTCCAGATACCCGAAGTCCGAACCGATGGGGAGGTCGTACTTCCGCACAAGGTTACGGGTGTCTTTATCAAGTAGTCCCCATTCAGGTCGAACGATATACGTGTATCGAACAAGTGGTTTATATCCTTTCCACAGGAAAGGTCTGATATCTGGTAGGGTGTAGTGATTGACCACATACTTGACATCCAGTGCCTCCATGACCTGCTGGGGATTCTTAAGGGTAAGGACGCTTTGGAACGGGGTTAAGGGTTTGGCCTCACCGAAGTCGGCAATACCGCCGATTAGATTGTCCTTTTTGTAAACCCCTTTGAGTTCGTAGCCACCGAATAAGTCAAGCCATTTGGTCGAGGAGAAGATTGTCCCTTGCTCTGATTTCCTGTTAAGTTCGTCCCACTCTACAGCAGAGATACCCACGCTTGCTCCCTTATCTTATTCAGGTCTTCAGGAGTGTCGATTAACATTCTCTGTCCGCCACAAGCCCTCATGCGCGTTATCGAGCCGGGGAGATTGCTCATGTAGGTATGTATCCATTCCCTGTCTTCGGCTTCGTCTATCGAACGGTGGAGTTTACCTAGAAGGTTCCTTGAAGTAACGGCAACACACTCACCAGTATCCAGATTCTTAAAGGTGAAGTATTCTGAATTGGTTTCGTGGTATCCCGAAATGGCTTCCTCAATGACCTGTGGCGAGACGAACGGCGCATCGCCCCACAGTCTAATGACTGTCTCGTAACCTAGAGAAGCGTAGTAGACTCTGCCTAGAAGATCGTCCTCGTTATTAGAGACGGAACACAGGATATGGTTCCTAACGCAGAACTCTATGATTTTAGGCGATGTGTCAGTTGTCGCTATGACGCAGGGTAATCCAGCGGCTTTCACCGTCTCGACCAGATACTTTAAGAGTTCCTTGTTATTCAAGAGGGCTAAAGCCTTACCGGGGAACCGGGAACTATTGAATCGAGCGGTGATTACAGCGACAGTTTTACTTTGGCTTCCCAATCTACAAGCTCCTTGAGTTCGTCTTTATCCATCGACCACGGCGCGTCTACTCCGGTCTGGTGGTCGATACAGAAATGTTTTTCTATTGGATTCATACCTAAAGCAATGGCAATCTTGGCGGCGTCGAGTCCTATGGTATGGTCGGAGAACCCGTAAAACCGACTCAAATGAAGTTCCTTTAATTCGGCGGGGTATTTCGAGACACATCTTAGAATATGCTGCATAGCGTATGGTTTGATTGTTTGCCCCGGCTCTACTGAAATATAAAATGGCCTTCTCGTGGCCAGAACACTACTTCTTAATTCCTTATCCTGGTTCCACCTTGCGGCAATCTTGAATCGCTTGACCCCTATCTTCTCGCACCATTTAACCCGTTCTGTATCGAAGACAGAAAAGAACACCTCAATCCCATTGGCTTTCCCGAAGTCGAATAGTTCCTTCGCTTGTTCAAATGATAGTTCGTTGTGTCCGGGTTCACCGTAGAGTTTCATAGAATCGTAAAGCTGGAACTTAACCAATCCCGCGCCAGCGTCCATTGACAGTAGAATCATCTTCTTGGCTAAGTCAATGTCGCCGCAGAAGTTTTGGCCGATTTCTGATATTAGGATAGCTTCAACTCCTCTCTCAGTTTTTCGTTCGGTCTGAGTCCGATAATCCGCTTTTCATCGTTAGGATAAAGTTTTTCACATAAGTCCCAGATATTGTATTCCTGACATGGAGGGATATTCAGACCTTCCTTTGCCTGAAGGACAAACCGCGCGGCTTCTACGGGGTCGATGAAGTAGCGGCAACACCCTTTATTGGTAATGGTAAGCGGTTGACCTAGTTTATGTTGTCTTTGCCACAGTTCGATGACAGAACCAGAGGAACCGTACAGATTGGGCAAGCGCACCACGCTCTGATGATGTAAGAGGAATAGATGCTCGGCAACGAGTTTAGTCGCCCCGTACAAGCCTTCAGGGGATACCGCTTTATCCGTCGAGACAAGCGTTGCCGGTAGATGAAGTCTAAGAATGTTTTCCGCCCCGATGATATTAGTTTTAATTGCCTCTGAGGGATTCTGATTGCAATGGTCAATGTGTTTGAGGGCGGCGCAGTTGATGATTCGTTCGCATCCTTCGGCAGCTCTTGATAAGGCGTCATAGTCCCTCACGTCTCCGATAACATATTCGTTATCTGGGAGTTCTTGCTTACAGAGCCATTGCCAGTATTCATTCCTTGAATAAACCCTACACTTGGTTAAACGGGCGATTTCCTTACCTAGAGTGCCAGTACCACCGATAAGTAGAATCATTTAACAGTAACCGATTTCGCGAGATTTCTGGGACGCTCAGGAACAATGCCCCTATCTAGCGCGGTGTAATAAGCCATCATCTGCAAGGGAACGACACAGGCCATTGGGGAACTGTTAGGAACCTGTATCCACTTGTCGAAGCACTTATGATTAACGTCCGAGATGCCGATGATGTACCCCCCTCTTGTCTTCGCTTCCATCAGATTATTAATACAAGCATCGAAGTTCTCATCCTTCGGGCAAATGGCGATGATGGGTGTACCTTGTTCTATTAAAGCAAGGGAACCGTGTTTTAGTTCCCCTGCTGGCAAAGCTTCAGCGTGGATATAGGCTATTTCCTTTAGCTTCAATGCGCCCTCTAAAGCTATCGGATAATTGATGCCTTTAGCGATTAAGTAAACGTCGTTGCCTTGTAAGACTTCCTTGCAATCCGACATAAAAGGTTCTATGTTACACGTCTTACCGGCCATCTCGTGGGCTAAATGATACAGGATACACAGGGTCGAAGTGAAACTCTTGGTAGCCGCCACCGCCAGTTCCGGCCCGCAGTTCATAGGTATCACGATGTCAGAAAGTCTGGAGAGGAGCGAATCGGGACGGTTAATGATGGAGATGACCTTCGCTTTGTGTTCCCTCGCTAACCGAACTCCGTCGATGACATCAGCCGTTTCACCGCTCTGAGAGATGGCTATTACAAGTGAATGACGGTTAATGCTCTCCGCAAAGTTCTGTAGCTCTGAGGCCAGAACAACATCGCATGAGACACCCGCGATCCGCAAGAAGTAGAACCTGCCGACGATGGCGGCGTACCTGGAGCTGCCGCAACCTATAAAGGTTATGTCCCTCGCTCTTAAAACTTCGAGTGCGGCTTCCCGTAGCTCCCTCTTTTTATCACCCTGTTCGAGAATCTCCTCAAGCATGGTATGACTTACTATAATCGCGGTATCCTTTACCGCAGCCGGATAGATAGAGACGACCTCGTTATCGTCTAATAACCGTCCACCTAGAATGTTATCAGAGGATGCGCAACCATCTGAGACATACAAGGGATTGCCCCTGCGGGCGGCGACGATGCGGTTCTCACCCTCTTTAACCGCAAGGATGGCGAAGTTGCCCTTGAGCTTGGAAATTGTCTCCCTGACAGCACCTTCAAGCCCAAAATCACTATCTTCTATGAGGTGGGCAATGACTTCGGAATCTGTTTCCGAGGTGTGTTTGTGCGTTTTAAGTTCTTCGTAGTTCTCGATGATGCCGTTGTGGACGATAGCAATGGTTCCACTACAATCCACAAAGGGGTGAGCGTTTTCTTTAGTGACTTTACCATGTGTCGCCCACCTTGTATGACCGATTCCCAGATTCCCGTGTAGGTCAGACTCAATAGACCCGACGCACTTCTCTACTTTAAGAGAACCGTTCACTACAGCAATCCCCGACGAGTCATACCCCCGATATTCCAGGAGTCTAAGAGATTTCAGGAGTAAGGGTACAACGTCCCTATCTGAGATATAGCCTACAATACCGCACAAAGCCAGACCTCGTTTTCCCTGGCATCGCCCTGAATCCAGAAGCCAAGTCCTTTTAGAAGACCGAGTGAGCGTTCGTTGTCCTTGATGACTGTAGTGTGGCAGTACTTGTAGCCCTGTTCCTTGAGCCAGTCCATCGCCATTCTAACGGCTTGCTTGCCTAGCCCTTTGCCCCACAAGGGAATCTCGCCAACATAATATCCTAGCTCCGGAGTCCAGCTATCAAGCCAGCCGATAGTGACCGACCCGATTCTTCGGCCTTCGTATTCGATGATAAAATGTTTCCAGTTAGCGCGTGATTCGATCCACTTAACGTGGTCTTCCCACTCGATTAGACTGTTGGAGAAAGCCTGACTGTAAAAGCCTTTGTACAAAATCGGATTGTTTCGCCACGCTAAGAGCAGTTCCCAGTCCTCCCTACGCAGTTCTCGTAGTTTCAAGGTGTTTTAACATAACCTCCATTTCTTTAGCCGAGATTTTATCCATCTTCCACAATTTACGGACACCTTCGGGTGTCTTCTGAAGTTCCATGACATTCAGGGGATCGACTTTTTTCTTATTCAGTTTCCAGAATCCGTAGGGTACACCGTGGTCTGTCTTGCATAAAGCCGAGTCTGGATGAATCCAGACCTCGACACCGATGGTCTTAGCAATAGCAATGAAGTATTCTATACCCGCCCGTTCGGTGTTGTACTCATCCTGGGTGTGCATATCCACGCCGTAGAATCTCAGGCGCATTGGTTCCTTTAATTTCAGGATACCGTTTCTGATAGTGGTGTTTTTATGAAGCGCATAAGCCACCATGTAAACGATAGTGTCGGTATAATATTCAGTGTCGAACTTCTTTTTAAGAGTGCGGAATGGGATACGGGTTTTCTTTTTGATTTCCTTAACATCGAATAAACTGATGATTTCGGCTTTCAGGTTATTGAGTTCGTCCCAGTTGAAAACATCGTCATCTTCCCAGTCTTTTTCCTGCCCCCTGTGACAGATAAACAATTTATCTAACCTGCCGTTTAACTGGATAACCTGCCGGTAGCCGTTATTGACGCCCCAGGTTTCGCAATCAAAGGGACACTCGATGCGGGACGGCCCCATCCCTAAAATTATAATATCCTTCACCAATTACTCCTCTTTAAAAAATGTCCGTTGTTTTTTCCGGCACAACGGACAAAGCCTTTTATTCAATTACGGGGACAGGCGAAGGTCGATCAGGTGGAAGAAGTTGGCTGCCGGAGCGCAGGTCAGGATGACACCGACTTCGTTCATCAGACTCCAACCGGAGTCAGTATCGAAGTTGATGCTATCGGCGGCGGTAGCTGTGCCTTTAGGAGCGCAGACGCCACCCGTAGAGCCGGTAGACCAGCCGACACGAGCGCCGGGCTGCTTGTCGATGGAGGCGCGGATACCTTCACCCGCATGGGCTAGACACGGCCCCCAGGTCTGCGCCCAGAAGAAGTAGGAGGCAGCGACAGCACACGGGGTAACACCCATCGGCATACCGGGGCCGTTGCCGTCAGACGAAACAAGGACGCCCTTGTATGGATTCTGTACCAGCTTGAACATCCCCGTAGCAGTGGCGGTGAGTTTCTTGAGGCCGGGTTGCTTCAGCCAGATACCAGTCTGCTGGTTCAAGGCGGTCGAGGAAACGAGTGCCTCATTACCATGAACCGGCACTACCTGTTGGTAAGCAACATCGGTAGAGTTACAGACCAGGAAACCATCCTTGAAGAAGTCTGCCGCAAGGACGGGAAGAGCGACGGTAGACAGGGACAGTTTGACGTAGGTGGTACCGACAGCGTAAGCCTCGTAAGCTACCTGATCGGTGGAGGTGGACGCAGGGCCTTGAGCCGCCGAGATGACCAGTTTGTTAGCGGTCAGCGCCGTTGCGCCAGCCTGTGAATAGCGGAATACCCGCCCGTCGTTGGTGAAGCCGCGAGTGCCAAGAGGCATCCTCTGTGCGGCAGCGGTAGAGACGATCATTTCTTCGGTTAGTTGAATGCTATTAGGAAATCCCATATATTTACTCCTTAGAGCGCTTCCTTGAGCGCTTTACCTTGCGCTTTGGGGATAGGGCCTTGCCGTTTTTGACAACGGGTTCCGCTGGCGGTTCAACGGGGTCGGCTAGGGGAGCTTTGTTCTTCGGCATTTCTGCTATAGGCTTGAAGCCCCTTGCGATGTAACGTCCCCGGTTGTATGGGTCGTTCAGAAGTTCAACGACTTTACCGGACGGTAACATAAAGAGAGCGCGAGGTATGATTTTAAGCGATACCTTACGGCCTCTTTTGTCTGTCCATTTATCGGTTTCGACCGAATAACCCATAGTTCCCAGGGATTGTTCCACATTATTCTCCTATTAGGTTGTAGTCGCCAGAGCAGCCGCGGCATAGGTCATTGGGGCGCCGTAGGTGTCATCAATCTCGAACACACCGTAGTCGGCGACATAGACGACTTCCCATGCACGCAGGGAGGCATCGCGTTCGCGCTCAACGCCCCAGTCTTTCGACTCTAAAAAGGCCATTGCGTTCTTAGAGAAGATAGCGCCAACCGCGTCGCTTGAACCGTCTACGACGATATTGGCATCCCAGAACATATTTACACCATTGATCTGGATACCGAAGAACCTGCGGAGCAAGTCCTCATTCTCGCCGATGATGCCTGCGTAATAGGTCGCGCCGACAGCGGCGCCGGACTTATTAAGCTGCATCAGCGGAATAGGATGCTGGACGATGTAGACGGGGTTGGGGAACATATTGGACTGAGCATGGGCGGCGACGCCGAAGGCCTGAGTTAGACCGAACGGGTTGCCCGAAGCACCGAGTGAAGTTCCACCGTTAAGAGCAGCGAACAGGGCGATGATGTCCTTGTCCACCTTCCGAGCCTGGGCGTCACCGGCCAGACGACCGATCATAGAGAACACATCCTCGTTAAACTGCTTTGCCAGTTTATCGGTGATGATAAATTTTCCACCGACCTCGCCAGTGGTCAGGTCGGTAGTCGAGATGGATAGGTCTTTGGAATCGGCAATATCAACACCGTCGGTAAGATTGTCAAACGAGATAGAACCAGACTTCGGAATAGTGAGTTGCTTCTGTCCGGAACCGAGGGTGAAGTGTTCGATGAGGTTCTTGCAGGGAGCCGCCGACTCTGCGGTGTAGCGGGTTTTTGCTAGAACGATATTAGAGATAGTTTCAAGATTGCCACTTGTTGCTGTTTGGATAGCCATAGGTTAAACTCCTTCATTTTAAAGCAGCCTCGTATTGGGAGCGAGTGATGCGCCCCGCCGCATAATCGGCGTGGGCCTTTTCCCTCGTTGCTCCCATACCCGACGGCGTGCCGGTATCTTGTTTGGTGAGATTGTACTTTTTGAGAATCCTGGCCTCGATTTCCGCCTCTATTTCGGCCTCACTCTTTACCTTAACTTCAGGTTTCTTTTCTTCCACTTTTACTTCCTCTTTCCTGGTATTTCTGGCAATAGTTTCTCTGGCTTCCGTTTTGGCTAGGTCAACTAATCCGGCGGCGTAAAACTGCCGCATCTTCTCGAACTCAGGCGCGGTAGAATCCAGACCGGCACTAGTAATCATGTTCTGGATTTCCCACCCCTGGGCCTGAAGCTGCTCCGCTGCCTGGTTCCTGTTGAATTCGCTTTTGGTTGCCTTGATTTTGTCGCCGATTTTCTTGACGGCATCGAAGTCGTCATTGCTTTTGGCGTCTGCCAGCTCTTCCAATAGGTTGAGGATTTTCAGGTTGGAAGTATCGGATTTCTTAGATTGAATCTCCTGGTCTTTTTTGGTGATGACTTTTTGAAGACCCTTGTAAGCCTCGTCTGATTTAGCTTTTTCCTCTGCTATTTTGTTAGCGACGATAGCGTCCAGTTCTTCTTGAGTAAATGTCTTAGGTTGCTCAGTAACCGTTACGGCTTCCTGGGCTTGCTCGACAATATTCTCTTCCATTTTCTACTCCCTTGTGTAAAATAATTTTATGTAATGGTCTATTTGTCTATTGCGGCGGCGCAAAGCCGCCCGGTGTCTTGAAATGAAACTCTGTTTTACAGTACTGTCGCGTTTGCCGAAATATCTATCGGCTACGGACGTAATTTCCCAATAGGGTTTCAACACCTCCTGAGCTTTATAGTATTCCTGCATCATCGGGGGGACTTCGCTGGAGTGGAGTCTCTGCTGGACGTAGTTGTAAACTTCCTGCCCCCACGTTTTGATAAAGTCGTTCCGGTACTGGTCGGCTAGTTCAAAGTTGTACCCGCCGGTGGCATCAGTAAGCGAATCAGAAAACATGACCGCAGCATACTGGTCGAAGGCGATGTCCTCTACCGGCGTCCCTTGCATCTCCTCATAAGTCATGTCCTGGGAAAGAAACTCCATTACAGAAGCATAATTCGGGTTGGACTCTATAACTTCGTAAGCACCACGCAGTTTAATACCCGCATCCTGAATTAACTCTTTGAATCTGTACCCGGAAATCTGACCGGCGTCATAGGTGTTCTGTGCTTTTTGGAGTGAAGACAACCACGAAGATTTTGCACGCTGCCGGTCGTCTTTGAAAGACAACCATGCTTTTTCCTTGACGCCACCTTTAGCCGCGTTCTCGGTGGCAACCGCTTCCTCAATCTTTACTAAGTCGGGGTACTTCTTTTGGAGTTCCTTCTTTTGAAGAGCATTTATGCCTTTCTCGCCATCTTTAGGGTACCATGAGATACCGTATTCTTTGAGAGACAGGGAATCGCGCATATCGTCGCGTTTCTCCCAGTTCCTTAAAGGATTAACTCTGGCGCCGAGTAACTCAAACGGAACTCCGCCGACGGTGCCTTCGCCTTCACCAAAGAGATGTTCGTTGGCTACTTCCTGCGCCCAGAACGGCAATGTCTTATGGGCAACTTCATTCTTCAACCATGATTGGACATCATCTAAAGGTTCACCGATATAGGTTTTCCCGACAAGAATATCCCATGTTGTGCCGGTGAGCGGAGCAACGCGGCTTCTGAAGAACGAGGACACCGTAGAGTCACGGCCTCCGAGTGGGACAATCAACCCGGCGGGATTATCCTCGACCTGTTTTATCATATTCCCGACTGTCCTCATAAGGGCAATCTGCATCGAGCCGGGGCCGACGTGCTGACCGTTAATCTCGACAGTCATAAATTTAGAAGACGAGGGGTCGAGATTGGGTTCCTGGCCGAGGGCTTTGGCTATCCCATAGTACATCGTAAAACCGCCCATTAGCATCGAGGACACAGCGTTGCGGGCTAAGCCCCCCCGCAATCCGCCACGGAAAATGTCCGCCCATAGCGCCATCGTAGCCCTAAAATATCTGGGGGCAAACAAAAACACGGCGGATTCAAACGTTCTCTGAGAAGCACCTACGCCTAAGGCGCGAGAAGACATCACTCCAGTCGCATTATTCAGGAAGGATGCGAGTTCATTCAATTTCCAGCCTTCGCGTTCGGCTATGGGCATGAGAGCCTTCGCCCATTCAATCCGCGCCACGTCGCCGAAGGTATTGAACGCTGTGGCGAATTCCCGGTTATGGCTAATTTGCTGCGCCAGCTTCGGCATATTCTGGAGGATGCCCATCTCGGTAAACTCCGAGCCGCCTACCATTAAACCTTCGGGTAGTAACTTTTGAAGAACGGACTGATTCTCCGGCTTCAAGAAATAGGTGGCCCGTGAAGACGGATTCAAAAAAGATTCGAAACCAACCTTTTGCGCTTTCGCCCAGGCCGCCGGATTCCTGGCTAGCAAAGGTATACCTTGTATGAACCCCGCACCGAAGTCCATCGTGGTTGTTAAGAACCTTGAGAGGGCATTTACGTCCGAGATTTTAGTGATTAACCCCGGCGCTTTGTCAGCGGCGATTTTATTGATTTCATTAGCTACAGATTCAGGGAAGAGTCTGCCGGAGGCGAATGGCATACCGATTGATTTATAACCCATTGTGTTTTGAGCGGTCTGTTTAGCGAGATTGTAATTAAACCTTGCTGTATGCAGTTCGCCCCGCGCTCCATCCAGGTCTATCCTGAGTTGCTCCAGTAAAGCCTTTTTGTCTTTAGCGCCTACCGCCTGAGGATAGACACGTTGTAACTTTTTAAGCGTTGCGGGGGCTAATGTCTCACCCCGTGACATCCTCTGAACTAATTCAGGGACTTTAGTTAGGTCGGCGGTTTTCTTCTCCGCCACCTCACGAGCCCGGATGACCGACTGGTTCATTAATTCTTTGACTTTTTTGCCGAGGGGTAAAATCGCCTCGCCTAACCTTTTATCAACAACCTTTTTGTAGGAGCCTTTGAGATAAAGCTCTATCATCAGGTTGGGATCGACGAATTTACCAGGTTTTAACCCGGCTTCCAATGCCTCTTCAATAGTGTCATACATCCGGTTCTTTTCAAAGAATTGTTTACCCCCGACTTTGGATGCTTTCACGGAACCGTCGGGCATCTTGATAAACTTGACCCATTGGTCGGGTTGGGCGGCAGTACCCAGAGGCCGGAAAATATCGCCCTCCATGATTCCGGCTTTACCTTCCCACATACGGGGGACATATCTCATCCCATCAACAAACTCACGCTTCGATATTACGATACCCTCTTGTTCCATCATCTTTACGGCGTCGTCGATGATGTTGCCGTACTCTTTAACGTACTGTTTGGTCTGGGCATCAAGGGTATATTTATCGGGATTCTCCAGAACAGAGCGGAAGTTGACTTTGTTTTTCTGGGCATCGAGAATTTTAGCTGAGAAACCCATTTCGTCGAGTTTCAATTGTTCAACGGGTTTGTAATAAAATTTATTCAGTCTTTCGAGTTGGATATTAACCGAGTTATGGGCAATCTCTTCCATGCCGCCCTTGATGGTCTTCCACTCCGCCCCTAGTCCCTGCTTCATCGCTAGAGATGGATTGATGGCAGAAACAACCCCTTTAGCGGGTGTGTTTAAGAGCCGTTCTCCCAACTGACGGAACTTATCAGGAGACAGAAAACGGGTCTTTAGTTCCGAATAAGAAGGGATTCTGGGAAGCCCCTTAACAACACCCGAAACAGTCTTGGCCGCTTTCAAGGCTTTGGATGTGCCACTGACACTCTTAACAGCCAATGCGCCCTTGGCCAGCCAACCACCGTAAGGCAACCACCACAAGGGCATAGTGAATTCAACCAGGCCGGAGAGAACTTTATGCTCTTTTTGCCAGTCGTCGTAAGCCTCATTACCTCTCAGTGGCGCGGAGATGGCTTCCGCCCAGGGTTGTTCAAGATTTTCCTGTACCCAGGTCAGAGGCGCCATCAGTTTATCAACGAAAGACTTCGGCTCTGGTTGCGCCACAGGGGCTGTTGTAAAAGGGGTCGATGTTTGACCGGCCATCGTAACGGGTTGAGCCGCGGGTGTTTGCGCAGGTGCCTGCCACGGGGCCTGTACGCCTAAACTAGCGGGGGTAGCCGCGTTGGGGTACAGTTTTATCGTCTCGGTCTTTACGAGGTCTTTAATTTGCTGTGAGGCGGGAACGTACTTCATTAAAACCTCTGAACCGAAGGCTTGTAGCGGTTAGCGCCGAGAGGACTGCCCTGGAGCATTTGAGACTGCGCTCTCTGCCAGAAATCAGCGGCGGAAGCGGACTGTCCTGGAGTGCCAAACTGGGAAGATAAATCTATATATTCACCAAGTCCCGCCTGTTGCGATGGGCCGAGCCATTTCATTTGCTGACCGGTCACAGTTGGTACGAGTTTGGGTTGCAGGGGATTGCCCGCTTGCTGCCCTGTAAGCCGTCCCAACCAATCGGGGGTAGGCGCACCATAGAGCCAGCCGGGGTTCGTTGGGGGGGAAGCAGATTGGAACCAATCGGTAACGCGGCCACCTGAAGGGCTGGAAACCCCCGTACCCACACCGGGAATCTGGGGGAACAATGCGTTCGTTTCTTCGGGAGTCATCTGTGACGGATCGGTAAGATATTTATTCCATAAGCCCGCCATTTCGGGATTAGTGGAAAAAGCGCCGCTTCCCAGATGCGCTCCTTGTATGCCGATAGAAGAGTCACCCGGAAATTCAGGCGTACCCGTGAGTTTCTCTGGATTCTCCCAGACATAACTTCGGGACAAAGCCTTCAGGTCTTCATCCGTCATACCCTGATAATTAGTAATTCCTGCGTCCTTTGCCGCCTTGAATTCGTTATAGGCGCGTTCCTCGTAAGGGGCATAAGCCTGCCAGTCCTCTTCCGAAATATAAGTCGCCGCGCCCAGGGCGTCGGCCACGGTGGGGTCAGAAGTGATAACAACATCGTTCGGCCCGACATTCTCCCAGGGATACTTGATTGATAGTTGCGGGCTGCCCTGCTGGTTAAAGTTATTATTCTCATAGGCCCATCTTTTGAGCCAGTTTTCAGGGCCGGAGAAAGCCTGCGCCTCTTTAAGTTTGGTATCGGACTCCATTTGCTTTATCTGCGCCTGGTCTAAAGCCGGGGTTCCGGTCGTTCCGGTCTTGCCCAGGTTACTGTCCGGCATGAACTGACCTGTCTTGGGGTCTACAAAACCGCCGAAATCATACCCCCCGATAGAGCGGACAACGTATTCGCCCAATGATTCTTCTGAAGTTGTTGGTGTGGTAGGAATGTTTTCCCCTTCAGGAAGTTGGTTCCAGATGTCAGCGGCCTGTTGTGTAACACCAAAGCCGGGTTGACCTTGTTTCAGCCATTCCTGGTACTGGGGCATACCGGCATAACCTCGTTCGCTACCCCTGATAGCGGGGGAATTGATTACAGCCTGCATATATTGCCATGAGGCAGCACCATATGTCTTGACAATCCAATTTAGATAGGCGGTATATTTCTTGTCGTCTTTATATTTATCGACTTCCATTATATTTTACCCCCGTGCGTTACCCGTTTACGTTTTAAGTTTTCCATTTCGGCGCGGTATTTCAAGAAAGCCATGCCGCCGTATTTTTCATATAGCGCTTTTTTCTGTTCCGTAGTCAACGAATCATAAGTGAATATCTGGTCGATAGCGGGGATTTCTCTGGAATTAAAGGGTCTTGTCCCGCTGTATTCCCGGTCGAGGCGGGACTTCACGCCTTCAAATCTATCCAGGATTCCCTTGTAGACAGCATCGAACGGATTGGGTTTCATTGAGGTGGTCTCCGTTGTCCCATCTGGCTCATCATCATATCGGCCATCTGGTAGGATTCATCGTTCTGGATATTTTCTTTGCGCGGTTCGCCGCCTCTGGCCCCTGGTTGTCCCGGCACCTGAGCTTTGCCCAGAGACTCACCAATCATCTGGCGGTTCTGGGTTTCGGCTTCTAAAGCTTGTAATTCGGCATCCATACCCAGGTATTTCAAAGCTTCACGTCCAAGCATCTCATTAAGGACGGGATTGGTTTTAAGAATCTCGTCCACTTTGACTTTAGTCATAATCTCCTGGGCTTCCTCGACGGATTTACTATGGTATTCCGTGAGGTTGGTCTCCCAATCGATAATGCCTTTCAACTGCATCGTATCGCCCATCAAGGCTTTTCTATCCTCTTCCACCGGGTCGGAGGCTTTCAACTTGAATTCACAATAAAGGTCATCCAGGTCTTCCCTTTTGATTGAGGTAACATCACGGACGCGCATCCCGGACTCAAGTTTAGTCGCCCGGACGGTGAGGTTGTCCATCATGCCTGGAATATCGCGCAACATCCTGAGTCCCATACCGAAAGACTGCGCCCACATCGAGGCGATATTATCCACCAAAGAGTCGTATTTATGGGTGGCGTAAGCGCCTATAATATCTTCCTGCCTGCCTGAAGTCCCGGAGGCGATGCCCGAAAGGATAGGCGGGTTTTCCTTAGAGATATACGAGCGGATAGTCGCTAAATGCTGCATCGTCTGGGGTGAAGGTTCCTGACCGAAATGCTCTTCTACTGCGATACCGAATGGAATCCGGTTTAATGCTCCGTATTCGGGGTCATATTCGAACTTCTCTAAAGAAGGCGCATTCTGAGTTGTCTGTTTAACATCTGTCCTGATATTGCTCGCCCGGTGAATGGCGGTCGCCCATGAAGACTCGACCTCTGTTTCTTCTAAAATACGGCCTCTGACCTTGCGGATTCTGCCGACAGCCAGGTTAACAGGGTCACCGTCGGAAGAGGCTTTACCGAATCCAGCGAAACCATGGACAAAGGGCACGAAACCGAGGACATTTGTTTCTATCCCGTCCTCGACATACTGTTGGCCGTCCGAATCAAACCCGGTGACAGGTTCGTCATCGGCGGCGAACCACCGTTCTTTCGCGCTCCACCATTCCTGCCACCGAACTAATTTCTTGTTTGTGCCTTCGCCCGCATTTTTAGGATTAGTCCAATGCTCGTATTTATTGCGGACGGAGGCCACGTCTCTCATATAAGACACAACGACGTATTCCGGAATACCGTTGCGTTCGTTAGGATGACCAAACACAGTTAAAGGGTCGGGCACAGAGAAATAAATCGGGATGTCATATTCGATGTTGTAATCCATTAACGACACCGGATGAATCCACGCCTCGCCTCTCAGGAGAGCGTTTTTAACCGCCTCTTTATAAGGCTGAGGACTCTGGCGGGTGAGAAATTTCGCCCAGTGATTGAGCAGCGCGCCGCGTTTCAAGGCGTTATCCCGCGAGGCTTTAGTCCGGTCTACCGCCTCGACATAAACTTTCGGGTTGGAGGTTATGATCTGCTCGGCGGGCGTATCGACTAAATCCGCGCCTGTACCCAGTCTGATGACCTTATTTATATCACGGACGTTGGGACACTCAAATGAATCGTTATAATAAGTCTCATCCAGTTCCTGCTCTTTAACGCGTTCAGAGTGATAATCTTCGATCAGCCAGCGGCTCATTTCTTTAATTTCTTTTATATTCATACTAGCCCTCTAAAATAGCCTGCTTAAACTTTTCCAACAACCATAATGAGCGCTCCGGAAAGGCGTATTTCCTGGTAATAATGTGATACCCTTCGTCATCTCTATAGTCCGCGATAATAACGATGTTTTCTATCAAAGGCAAATTCTCTTTAAGCCACGCCGCGATTTCCGACTTTTCCTCCCCCATAAAAAGGTCGGAAACACACTCGACTTTCTCCACCCATTTATCAGGATTAGCCGGGGACACTTTTTTCTTGAACATCAATAACCCCTTAACTTACCAGGTTTATACAGAGTCTGCGAGGGCATTTCCTTAGCGATCAACAAACAACCGCCGAGAGCCATGATATAGTCGTCATGCGCACCGCCCATTGGACACGGGGCTTCGCCAGGGGGCTGGATGAAACTTTTCAGTTCGGTAATAATATCCTTGTTATGAACCCTGACTTTCCGCTTCCTGACCGCCTCTTCGAGTTCCCATATCATGTCCCGGCGGGTTGAATTAGCAGAGTTACCGCCGGTGTACCAGCCGTACATCGGTTCGCCTTTAACATACCGGTTGACCCTTCGGTTGGGCGTGCCCAGGGCCGCCAGCACTTCAGAGACTTTACCGCCTACCGAAGCGTTGGACTCGAAATCGTTGAACGCCTGATTATATTCCCTGACCAGTTCGTCGAACTGTTTGGCGCACTGGTCGGCCTTGCAGAAACCGTGGGTCTCGGCCACGACCTCGTCAGTCTGGAAGTCCATAATAATTCCGGCATGGGGGTCTTCGGAGCCGTCCGACGGATCGAGAAAAGCGACGTACTTCCGGCCTATAATCGGCGGCACGTAAATCTTCACCTGTTCGCTATGGCGGGTCTCAAGAACACGGATAACGTCCCACTCCATATCGTTAAGCGCGGCGCGGTCGAAGAAAGCTGTAGTCTCCGGAGGCGATAACGCTTGGTCTTCGGTCTCCGGATATTCTTGCTCAATCTGTAATTTGGTGTACTTCTTCTCGATGTTCTGCTTGAACCAGTCGTCGAGGGACAAACCCTCCTGTCTCACCGGCCTGAGTCTCCAACCTAAAAAGACCGCTTGCGTATTACTGCCTGTCTTTGCCGAGATATACCGTTTCCTGAAATGGGAATCCGGGGCAGACTTTTCGATGGTGGACAAATCGATCATCTGCCCCCCGGCGTCCACAGTAGGACCAATGGCCGCGAAGTTCTTTTCAGCGTAAGGATGTTTTTCCAACTCATCCCTGATAACCAGGGTCGCGGTATAGCCGGTGCCTGCGGTTTCTGTACTCGGCAGAGCTTTAATCCTGGAATTGCCGTGTTTGAAACCTATCTGAGAACGGGTGTCCGAATCTAATTCCCGCTTTATAAAATCAGGTAAAGCATTGTAGATAAATAAACACTTGTCTATAAGCTCCCACGACCCGCCCTCTTCTTTATAGGACAATAGTAAAACTTTGGCGTAATCGTGGAACACTGCCGACCATACAGCGTAGGCGCACATCAGCCACGAGATAAATAATTGCCTCGCTTTCAGAATGACGATCTCCCTGGTGCAAGCCATCGTCTCTATCAAATCAAAGATATACCCCGGCACCGTCGCTTTGATCTTCCGGCAGTGCGTTGAATCCTCTACGTATACATACTTGGAATAGAAATAAAAAAAACTACTCCGGCAGGCCTGCCACTCGTTCGCGTTCTTTTCTGACCAGTTCGGCAGCTGCGTTGAGGATTCTTGCGTAGTCATCTCCATTCAGAATAACCGCCTTTATGTCTACCTCTGATTTATCGACGTATTTCTTAGTCACTTTGTAATATGTCTGTAAAGCTTGTGGACTCTTGGCTTCACACGCCGCTATAAGAGCCTTGTCTACCTTTGCCGCCTGGTTTGCAAGAAATGTGTCAGTGTTGTGCTCTACCGGGATTATCTTTTTCTCCCAGTTGTATAATGTCTGGTTGGACCTGATACCTATCTCTCTCATTATCCCTTTTTTGGTTCGCGGCTGCCTCGTTTTGGGGTCGTCCGCTAGCCATACTAGGTACCTCTCACGTTTAACCCGCGTAATCTCAGGATTGGGCCGCCCTATCCCATTTATACTCACGTTCAAAACCTTCTTTTCCTTCAATCGTTTTTGGGGGGTTAAAATGGTACCATACTCCCCGTTTCGCCCCCTGCCATCCCTTCGTAACTGGACACGGAGCGCGCTGCATAGCAGTGATCTTACGTTCAAATGTGGTTCGCACTATATATCTTATGGTAAGCTTACGTTCAAACTGTAGTAAATCGGCATTTTACTACAGTTCGGGTGGGCAAACCGTGAGTTAAAAAGAAAACCCCGGCCGCTATAACCCGGCACCACCGCCGCAACTACCACGGCATAACCTGCCCGTCATCGTCCAGCGCGGGGACTACCACTGCTCGTCCCTTGATAACTACTACGTCCCCTGGTTTGGGCGGGGTGTATTTAGCTTGACAGTCATCGTGTTTAGGTTTTACGTCATATGCGATTATACGTAGCTTAGGTTGACAGTCAACGTAAACCACGCCAACTTGATCTCCAAGCGCCTCAAGAAGCTCTGTCGCAGACATCCGTTGTAGTTCCCTGTATTTGAATGGTATTGACATCTTACCCTGTTTAAGTGATTAGTTGGATGATCAAGGCTCAGGATATTTAGATTAGCACAAGGGTACGATAATAACAGTAATATTAAGAGGGTTATGGTTTTATTATTCAATCGTAAATTAGAACGTTTGAAGATATTGACACTAGCTAAGCCATCCTATACAATGATAGCGGAATAAGACAGGAGGCAAAGACAAATGAAAATAGACACCGGCACAGTAGCAAGGGGAATTGGATACTACCATACCTTTAGTAAGGCGCAACCCGTTTCAATGTCTGGTATACCGCTAGACTGTGGCCGTTGTCACAAGGGTGGCGATCTATTGGGTTATGTGGCCGCCGTCGAACATCCAACGTCCTGGCTTCAATTTCTAGCCCATAAAGACATAAGCAACGAACCGTCCTACCATATGGCGGTTTACTGCACTGATTGCTGGCCGATTATCTTGAACGAGAATAAACGTACACTCATAAGTCCTGACCTATAAGGCAGGCTGAATAGGAGACTGAATGTTAAACTCTATTATCAAGGCAGCACTTGGAGACTATGCCGACAAAGGATTCAAGGCCCAGGAGCAACGGGACGAATTGCAGTTGTCCCACGATGGCGAGCCTTTCATCAGTATGCAGTCGGGCCTTGCTACCATCATTGAGATCAGGCGACAATGCCTGAACCATCTAATTATAAATCATGGGGTGAGCTATGGCTAGACCAAATTGCCCTAAATGCCACAGAAGCAATCCGCAGTCAGCCGGTCAAGGCGCTTCCGGTAAACTGGTATTCAAACGCTGGATATGTCCTATTCAAGGTGGCTGCGGTCATATATGGTTAGATCGTAGCCTGGAAATAAAACAAGGAGCGAGGAAATGACCTACACTAAGGGTAAATGGCAAGTTGGAGAAGAGAACGATGTTTTTAGTGATGGGTGCGCCTGTATAGCGCGAGTTTGTGGTGCGCCGGAGGGCATCAAGGAATCAATAGCCAATGCCCACCTAATCACCGCTGCCCCCGTACTCTACGAAACCCTCAAGGCAATTTGCTACAAAAACACCCTTCAATTATCCCCAGCGGACTTCACTATTATGTGCCTTGCTCTTAAAGCGGCAGAAGGGAAGTAATATGATAGCTGAGATTCTATGCGGGGTCTCTGTCACTTCTGGACTCTATGCCTTAATGCGCGAGACTAATTGGATGCGTATTAGGCTTTTAGTCGGCGCGGCGACTCCGCCAGTCTATCCTTCATCCCCTTATTGGCTAGGCCGCTGGATCGCTGGGTTTGAGATACCGACTCAGTTGCCCGATTACTACCATGATAGAACACCTGACTGGCTTAAAACTAAGGTAGAATACTACACCGGACAACCAGTTGAAGCGGAGCGGTCAATGCCGACTCTAGGGCTGGCAGTCAAAGACCCGATTTGTGGCTGGGACTGGATTAAAGACCACCTGAATGACCCATACGAAACCGGCTTTGAGCTAATCGCTTACGGCGTCCACCACAAAATGAACATCCGCGATCCTAAAGTCATCCAAGCTGTCGTTAAGGCCATTAAGCCGACTAAATCATTAAAGGTGGCTTACGCTTAGGAGGTTATTGTGATGTGCTGTACAACCTGTAATCGGAATATCTACCCCTGTAAATGCCCGAAGGCCAAGCGAATGACATTCTGTGCTGATTATATCGAGGCAAAGGGAATGTTTAGGCCGGGGCAGTAAAAGCCCCGGCGTATAGTGTCTGTCATATCCGTTAAAGGTTGACAGCAACACCCAGAAGTAAAGCCGCCAGGGATAACCCTAAAGATAGTAACCCCTAGAGTGCTGGCGGCAACAAGAGACACCCGCCTTGTTTAAGGGCGGGCGTCGGGCCGGGGTTACTCGCCCCGGCGCTGCAATACGCGGCCTCATTCTGTACTACCCGCGCTGTTTTTGTCTAACCAAGCACGGTGATCAATCCGCGCTCGACAGATTGAGTAACCTACCCTAAGGCAGGAGGCCGGAACGCTGGACTGTCTTTAACGTACCACAATCCTAATCGTCTGTCTATAGATTATTTAAATTATTTTCAGGATTTTATTACTAATTTACTAGGTTGCCAGCCGTGACCGCACCAGACCTTATATAGTGGCCTCTTTCTAAAGTCTGCTTTACTGATATAGTTCAAGGCGCGGTTTATCAGCCGGTCTATCGAATCTTCGTCCTTATGCGTCAGGACGGCAAGCTCCTTTAGACTGGTTCCCCGTTCGTACATCTGCTTGACTAACTCACCGTCATACCCGCATCTGTCTAATCTCCGGTGTATCTCAGCTAGTACCTCAGTGGATGTGCAGAAGTTCCCGTTGCATTTGATATGCCTTGCTTTACCTGGCTCTGACGTATCTTCCCACCTGTCGGGAGGCCAGTGTCCCTCTTGAAAGATAGATACATTAACCATTACCCACAGAATACAAGCGCGATCCCCGAAGCTAAAATAAGACGGGTCGTTGTTCTTATGGGAGCGCATTACCGGGGCGTACCAGTCTGTCATAAAGGCAGCACCTCTTGTAATTCTTCTATCGACCTTAAAACATAGTACTCCGCACCCTGAAAGGTAACGTCAGCCTCGAATTGTATCTGCTCTGGTCTTTGCTTCCCAGTGTCGCTCTTTAATTCCAGGAACACAAGGCGCACACTTTTAAAAGAATAAGCAAACGGCACGTCGTTCCTGTTGGCGTTCTGAATAACAAAAAAATCGGCTGTCCCCGGCCTACAAAGGTTAATAGCCCGCTGTCCGCCTTTGTATGAGGCTATGAGCTTCCCTGAATTGAGCCGGTCGCTGTGCCACTTACCTCTGCTACGTCCTATTTCCAGGTAATCGGCAACGGCAGATTTTAAGGCTGACTCGCGCAATTAAGTACCTCCGCTATATAGGGATTCATACCCGTCCTCGCCCATCGGCCTTTAGCGTCAACATAAAAGAACACCATCCTCATACCGTCTTGATAAATAGCAAAGTCAAGCCGCCAGTCTACCCCTTTGAGTAACCAGTTAATCATACTTCACCATCACCATACCACATTTCTTACAGGCCGCTAACTTCACTTCACAACCTTCAAAAAACACTACACAGGGATGATGAACTATCCCTTTTATCTGTCCTGCTAATGATTGGGGATAATGTATCGTCAAAGGGGCAAACTCATGGCTACAAGGTAGAGGCTCTGAGATAAACCCCGCTTTAAGGTCGCTCATAACCAAGCCTTGCCTACAGGACTCAATCGGCGGGTGTCCTCAACTAGATCACGCGGCACTCTTTGAATAGGCGGCTCCCAGGGCGGGGTTATAAAGTCTGACATACCAAGATTAAAGTGGGGTTTCTTGGGCCGCCTCTCTTTGGAACGTAATGCCTTGAGGTAATCACGGCGTAAGGCTGCCGCGTTCTCATCGTCTACCAGTAGTGGATTATTCGGTACGCTCATTTAAGTAGGTCTCCTTTCTCGTAGATGTTGCCGATAATAACCATTTTCTTTGCTTGATCTCGGTGTAGAGGCCAGCCAGTATAGGGGGTTACATCGTAATCATCCCCTTGTTCAGACCACTCCACTACTAAATCATAATTATACTGTTGCGATTCCCCAAAAGTTTCCCGTAAAATATCCCCCTCGTAAATCTCCCTGCCGTTCTTATCGCGGAGGCCGGTGAATTGCATAACCACTAAGTCATCAAACTTATGCTCGCCCCTACCAAACAGATAGGTATTAAGAACAGCCTGCCACTCACCCATTAAAACAACTTCACCAAATAAACTAAATCCGCCGAGATTGGGATACTCATAACCACACAACCAAACGTTTTGTTTTTTGTCCCACGCACGGAACTTCAACTCACGGCTCATTTGGCACCTCCACAAAGTCTACATAATTCCCGCCGATGGAATATTCTCCGGCCATACACCTTTTCACTGTAAAGTACATCTTCAAGGCACTCAGCTAAAGTAAGTTCTACCGGCTTGACCTTAACTAGTAAGGGACAGTCTGCCTTGAGATGATACAAGCTGGACTTTTCTGGTCTTACAAACATTACAGCCATCCTTTCCCAGAACACCCAATACAGGTTCTATTCTCCATTACGGTCTTGTCCCACCTTGTTCCTTTACCTGAGCATTGACCGCACATATGGACTTCTTTTAATTTGTTGAGGTAAACACCCTCAGCCATCTCAAAACCAAAGGTCTTGTAATTTGGATTATACCCGTTGAACTCTTTAGCTTTCTTAAAAAGAAGACGGCCTTCATCAACCGCCCAATAATAAGACGACCTATGCTCTGAGAATTGCCCGCCAATAGCTAGTGTGTTTCCTTCGCCTTTTTGTAAAACCACTACCGCCATGCCTTTTCTAAGCCGTTGTTGGATAGCTTTTAGGATTGTGGCGATTTTATAAAACTCGTCCTCCATCTCGATCCAATCAATGATGTTCAGGTGGTCTGGTTCTATAGCATACTGCCAGTCAGCCTCTTGCCGGATTAGCTCAAACTTCCTGGTGCCATCTGAATTGAATGGTGTTTTCCAACCCATTAAGTCAGCCCCTTTGGCGAAACGGGCAGGTTGGAACTCGTTCACAAAATAAGACAGACGCCCGTTCCAGTTGTCCATATTCTCCCAGACAAGGTTCTTACAGAGACACGACTTACCTTTATTAGAGACACCGCCGATGATAAAAAGGTCTTTCTCTCTCATGGTAATATGCCCATCAAAAGGGAAACTTGTTCCGTCCCGTCCTTTAGGCCAAGAGAAGGGTAATGGTTCTGTGTCAGTATAGTCGTACCAAGGTATTATCTCTTTATCTAAAGAAAGGTATCTATAGAGGCGATTTAGCTTTTCTAGCCTACCGGCCTTTTGGTCGTTAAAAAGCTTGGTTGTAACCGCGTGGCGGGCGCTTCTGGAGACCGCTTGGAGGTCGCGGCAAATCATGTCAATGTCAAACGTCTGCCCAATGTGAAACGGCACCCAATCATCCACCAGTTTTGAGACCTGTTTGTAACTGATTGTCGGTTCTTCCATGCCCCGGCTAACCCTCGCTAAATCACGCTAAATAAGCTAATTCTGCTAACTTGGCTAATTTGGTTAAATTGGCTAAAACTTACGTTCGGCTGGCTAATTTGGCTAAAGTCTCTCATCGGTAGCTTTCCGCGCTGGGTCGATGTATTTGTTAATTGTGTTCCTGAGGTAGTTGAACTCCGCCCTCATGGAATCGGGGGGCAACTGTCCAATTTTCTTTGACAGTTCAATTTCTGGCTCCTCAAGGCAAGACCAGAACGGGGTAAGAGTCTTAAGGGGTGGCGACATGAAGGGGTTGCCGCCCGTAAAACAACCACGGGATCGCAGCCGCCCGTCCTTTGATAGAAAACAACTTGGTACTCGTTCGCCCCTATTATAAAGTCGTTCGGCTTCGTACCAGTTCATTCCATTGCCGCTATGAGGGTTTCGTTGTCACAATAGGTCATACCACACTACCCACAATCAGTTCCCAGGGTGAAGTCATCCGCACCTCAGTTAGCCCCCTTCCATTAGGGTATCTGTGTTCGGTATAACAAGCCTTACACCACGGATGAAGCTGGTCTGGCCTACCGGATGCCTTGTAGAAAAACTCGGTATCCATAGGCCACCATTCTCCGCATTGAGGGCAACGCTTTTCAACCCAGTTAAACTCAGGTTCATACCGTCTTGTGGGCATCGGTTATCAGTATACCCCTGTTCTACGTACTGTCAAGAACTATTTTTTAGGCTTGGTGGAGTGTGAAAGTTACGGCGCTTTTAACGCCACCCCACCAAGCCTAATCCGCCGCGCCAGGAGGAGGCCAAACGCGGCAGCTACCCCATTACATCCGAGATAATCTTACCGGCTAACTGAGGGTATGCCCTGAGAAAGTGTAGTTTCATTTCGGCGGTGATTTTCCGTTCGTCTATCCGATTCACAACTCGATTCCATGCCGCAGGATCAATCTCTGCTTTCAAAACAAACTGCCGCTGGCTCAACTTAAGGGTCTCCCTGAACAGTTCTAACTCGTCAACTAAATCCATACCCCTACCTTACCATAGCCCCTAGCCGCCTGTCAATACCATCTGTTCGATTATAACAATCGTAACCATGCCTCAAGACCAACTCTTAATAATACTGTAACTATTGCCCTATTGTGTTTTGGCAACAAGAGGTTTATAATGAGGGGCGAGATTGAAAAGGAGTACCAGATGTTAGTGGAGCGCGACACAGTGATGGACACCATGCGGGGTCGAGGTATGACCCTACAGGCCATCGGCGACATCTTTGAGTTGACACGGGAGAGGGTGCGGCAAGTCACACATAATCCAGTTAAACCATTGGATATTCAAAAATTAAAGAAATTAGGGGTCATCAGTATCGGACGAACCCTGTTGTTAGTTTGTTCTCAATGTGGTGTAGAGTTTACTGATTCAAACGTTAAGGCTCGGATCAGGCGCAACACTTCGGGCAACTTTTTCTGTTCCAAACATTGCCAGGGAATATATTTAGGCAAACACTGGGGTATTCAAAAGGGGCAAGTACTCGCACATCGTGGTTCCAAGTATTCGGTACGATTACCCGAAATAAAAAAATTAATGAGTGAGGGCTATAAGTTGAGCCGCGCATTGAAAATACTCAGTATACCCCCCGGGAACTATGCTGTTATAAAGAGGTTGTTATGAAAATCAATAACGAGCGAGCTTAAGGATTTGAAGCAAACCGCCGCCAAACTGGAAGCGGTACACGCCGACATCATAAAAGCTATCGCCAAAATCGCTACAAGGGTTGAGAAGGGCATGGTAGCGTCAAATGAATAGTACGACAGCCGTGGAGCTTTACACCGCCTATAAAAAGCAGACCCTTGATATTATTGTCGGCATTAAGGTAGTGCCGGTTTATTCTCCGGCGCAAGGGGCGCGGCTTGCTACCCAGGTTTCAGCCCTTGAAGATTCGATCCACAGGCTTGAGAACTTATTGGGAAAGGATAAAGTCCATGTGTAACGCCTTCTCGGCAATCATAACCAAAGATGGTAGGGTAATCTGGCAAGCGGGTAAAGATTCGCATGACGAGTTACTCGAAATGGCGAAGATTAAAGATGACACTACAGACGGGGATATAATCAAGTTCGCCAAGATCGAAATTACACCAGACAAAGGGTATTTATTCCCCGAAGACAAGTGGACGCTTAAAGTAGACGAGAACACAACTCCACGCTGGCTAACCAAAAAGAAAAAGGATTTATGCTGGATAGAGTTTGATAAATGGAAGGAACAAGTCTATCCGGGTATAAATATAACAGAGGCCCGTAATCCTGTAAATCCGTTAAAATTAGGGAAGCAGATACCGACCACTAAGGACATTGAACTTCTCAAAAAATGGGATTCTTTGTGGGCTTCTTTGAGGGCTTCTTTGGGGGCTTATGCTACAGGGATGGTGAATACGACGAAATACTTTCCCGATGTTCAACCACTATGGATATTATGGCACAGAGGGTTTCTCCCGTCTTTTGATGGTGAAACCTGGAGGCTACATTCCGGCGAAAAGGCTGAGATCGTCTGGGAGGGTAAACTCTAATGCTTGAAAATTACCAGAAACGCCTATTAGAGATTGCTGGATGGCGCGATAAAGACAACGATGGAAATTGGTATTGCTCACAAACGAAGCAATGGCATCCTGCGTCAAGGCTAGAAAATGTTTTGTTCGACTCCCTAGACTGGTTAGAGACTTATATCATGCCAGCCGTAAGAGAGAAGTACAAAATTGGTTCGGAACGATTTTCTAAACTGCTAGGTGGTGGTTATATCTACGAACTCTATACTTATCCGCAAGACGATAATATTGCTCACGGATACGGCGAAACCAAAGTATTCAGCCTTTTAGAGGCCCTTAAGAATCTAGTAGAGGAGAAGAAAATGAACATTAATAAAGCTGATGCAAAACGGGTATTAGGATTAATCGCTTATCAGACACCCTCTGTCGGCTTCCTAGAGCTATCACCGATGAATCCCCACCATAGAACCCTCGCGGCGAAAAATAGCGACGGAATATCCAGACTTGTTAAAACCGCGCCATATAAAATCAATGTTTGAGGGTTGGTATTTTGATAAATCTATCGCCGGGGAACTAATAAAGGAGTAGCCACAAAGTAAATATGTTTTACGAACTTCCAAATGCCATACGGTTGTTTGCTCTTATTGCGCTCGTTGGTTTTATTATAGCAGCGATGTGCGTTGTTAAGCAAATTGAACATTATAATTCAATAGAGGATGGTTCAAAATACCGGATTGAACTTAATGGGGAAGTATTTTACTCTAATTCTTATGAGATAATAGACGGGGCTATTACATTTATTGATGCTTTTGGCCGGTATGTAAGTTCGCAATCTGCCTATACTATAATAACTAATAAGGAGTAGCCACAAATGATTACCGTTGAGCTAACTGAAAGTGAACTTGCCTTAATCTCGACTGTCTTAGGACGGTTGAATATGGCAACCGTACCAGAAGACTACACTATGGAAGAAGTCACCGCGCTTATAGAAAAAATAGATGACGCTTAATAGGAGTAGCCCATGACCATACAGATACCGGAACACAAGAGAATTAAAGTGGGCGACCCGAACTTGTGTCCACAATTTCCACCGCATGAATGTAATCTTTGTTCCGAAGAAAACAACGGATGCCCAGCATTAATAATCGAATGCGATAGTGATTGTCCAGGTTGTGCCGCCGAGGCCATCTTAAAACAGGTTATTGAGATGGTTAAGACAACACAAGCGAGACTAATCTTGGAGCATAATGGCTGCTTATCCGGCGCAGTACTGCTAGAGAAACGGATATATGATGAACTTCTAACCAAACTAGAGGCTATTAAATGAGGAGGTGCCTTGTGGAGATCAACAACATGACAGATGAGGAGATGGATAAGGTATTCCCAGAAGAGAAATGCCCCAAGCACGGGGCATATAGAGGGGTGTGTATGAAGTGTGAGATGGAATGGGAAGCGTGGGTTAGCCGACAGGAAGCAAACGCGGAGTTTGGTAAAGCGTGTAGGAGGGATAAATAGTGGGCAAATTATTCATTATAAACCTAATTTGCAACGATGTAATATGGCTTTCGTTTTATTTTGCGGGAGCCTTAGTTGGTCAAGGTAAAATGATAGGGGTTTTGTTAGCCATCCCTGGAATGGTTGGGTTGGTGGTAATGTCTACCGCTAATTATAATGAGGGCTTAATAAAAGGCCGAGAAATATGGAGGAGGAATTATTAAATGGATGAACCCATTGTAGCGCAGACTATCATGCCTAGAATAAGAATAGGCACGGATATTTCCACTAAAGGCGTTATGCCCCAAACAAATAGCGACAGGTTTTGGCGCAAGGTGGATATTGGTTCCGTGGAATGTTGTTGGGAATGGAAGGGTGGTTGTAAAGTTGATGGATATGGAGTATTTAGTAAGCGAATTGGTGTTGGTGATTATATGAATGTTATAGCTTCTCGATTTGCCTACGAAGATACATACAGGGTTGAGTTGGGCGAACTCCAAGCCGATCACCTTTGCCGAAATAAACTGTGCTGCAATCCCATACACCTTGAAGGTGTAACTCGATTGGTCAATATGAGGAGGTCAAAACCTTTTAGAATATGGAAAAAGAAAACACATTGTGCCCACGGGCATCCTTTCACACAGAACAATACATATATCCGCCCTCTTGGTTCTAAGGAATGCAGGATATGTAGGTCGGAAACTATGCGGAAGTTTTACAAAAAGAAGGAGAAATAATGGGAGACGAAACACCTATTGTTGCACAAACTATTCAACCCCGTATCAGGATTGGTACTGACATCAGCACAAGAGGAATTATAACGTGGTCTGTGACCCTTGAGACTTACGGGGATCATCCAGACGACGTACTTGCGCAGCATGACTATCTAGTGGCCCAGTTGAAACAAAGATACCCTGTGAAGAAGAGTTAAATGAATCGCGGTAAGTTTAGTAAATACACGGAGGATATGACGCGCCAAGAGTTGTTTATCTTCTTAACAGGACTTCTCCGCCAAGTGCCAACTAACGAGATACTTTTCAGTGAATGGGATGATTCAACTAACAGTTTCAAATTGGAATTAAAAGTAGGTCAAAAGGAGAGTTAAAGTGGAAAAAGTAATCACAGTCCAGTCAATCACAGAGAAGCCGACCAAGACACCCGGTAAGAACTACCGGCAAGTGGTAGCCACAAACGGCGAGAAGTACAATATGTTCCAGCCATTTCCTCTATCTATCGGCAAGACGTTTCAATTATTCGGGGAAATGGAGAACGGCTACTTCAATACCACGGCGGTAGTGGAAGTAGGTGGTGTGCCTCCGGTGGTCGTAGCCGCCTCTCAGCAAGGCGCAGAGGTTACAGTCAAAGAGGTCAAGGTATTCGAGCCTAAAGCGGAAGATGTAAGACAGACTTCGATTCACCGGCAGGTAGCGGCTAAACTGGCGG